GGCAAATTTTCTTCTCTCATCAGCAACTTTGGCACCATAAATATATAAGTCTTTAAAGGCACTGCCAAAGTTTCCTATCAAATCTTCCTCAATCCCAGCTTCCAAAACTTTGTCAGCCATAGTAAGCCAATCAGAAGTTCCAGCCAGGCAGTGATAACCATTAGTGTTATCTCCGATTACTCTTGGCGAAGAGAAAACTTTAAAACCAACAACTTCGGTAATAAATCCTCTCTTTACCAAATCCTCATAAACAGCTGGAACGGAAATAGCGATGTTTGTTCCTTCAGGTATCAGATTGGCAACAACTGGAGGCACAACCAAGAAACGATTTTCATCTGGCACCTCTGCGTCATCAAGCAGTGTTTTTATTTTCAAAAGGTAATTCAAAACAGTATCTTTAGCCAAAGTTACAGGAGTATTAGCCTCAATCGCATAAGAAGCACCAGCAGCAATCGCACCGCCAGTATACGCACTGGGATAATCATCTATATCGTCTTCAATCGTAATAGAAGTTGCAGAAGCATAAGATTTAACCCTATACCATTTCGTATGTCCAGCAGCCTTAAATCCTCTACCAACCATTGCTTCAGTGAAAACAGTTGTAGTTCCAGTTACAACTCCAGTATCAGCCGCAACCGCCACTGTTCCATCAGCATAATTAGTCCCAATTCTCTGTCCAGCAGCCACTTTGGGATAAAAACCTAACACAAAGCTATCAACATTTTTCTTTCTTTCGCTAGCTCTCTGGCTGATTGTTTTGCTTGCAGGATCTTTGATGAAGGACTTATACTCATCAATCGTTTTGACTTTGAAATAGAAAGCTTTTGCCTGATCCACAATCAAAGTTGCCACGATTTCATTCAAATCGTCGGCAGTCAAATTAGAGCCAGTATAGGATTTCTCAGAAAGCCTTGCTAAAGCTGGGATATTGACTTTACTTCCTTGCTGAACTTCTCCTTTATACTCGGTGTTGGTTATGAAGGGAAATATCGCTTTCGCATAAACTTGCTCCATCAACCTCGCCGAAAAAGCCTCGGCCAATTTCGTAGCGTAAGCACTCATTTTGTTTTTTTATTCGGTTTAATATCCCAGCCCGACCTATTTACTCAATCTCTGATGGTATCCAATCGGGATGTTTAGTAATGATTTCTCTCCATTTTTTGGGATCGTTTTCACGGAGAACTTTCAGCTCTTCTGAAGTCATTTTTTTCGATTTGGGAGTTTCTTTGGGCCCTCCTGATCCCGGTTCCAAAACTGGAGTCCTTCTAACTGACGGAACTTCTCCTCCTTCTCTAAATAAGAAGGCTTGAGCTAAAACATCCAGAGAAGCACCCTTATGGGTAGGTTTGTTGGCGAATTCACGGAATTCTTTCTCTTTTCCATCCAATTCCGGATAAGTATCCAGAATCTTTCCCTTTTCCAGAAAATTATCTACTTGCTCATTCCATTCTTTTTCTTCTTTCATTCCGCCAAAATCCTGTTCCACTTTTTTTAGACGCCTCTCAAGAATCAAGTTTTTTTCCGCCAATTTTCTTTCAGGTTCACTCATTATTTCCCAATCTAAATACAGATTTTTGAGTTCTTGCTCGGCTGGGATTTCGGCACTGGTTATTTTCCCCAATTTCTCCTCAGCGGCTTTGAGCTTAGCTTGGAGAATTTGGTTCTCCGTAGTGGATTCAGAAAACTTTTTTCTATAATTCACCTCGGATTTACCAGGACCTTGCGGAGTTTCTTCGGCTCCGCCTTCCTTACCGAGATCTTCTTTTTCTTCTGGCTCAATCTCGGGTTTGCCAGTTTCCGTCTCTTCTCCAAGAGATTTGGATTCTTTTATCATTTTTGACCCGTCTCCTCATCGGAGGTTTGGATTATTTACTACTTATTAATTCGACCTTTTTATTGAAATCGACTTTTTAAATTATTTTTTAGGTCTTCCTCTCTTTTTTGTTTCTTTCTTTACTTCTTCTAAAACTTCAGCGAATTTTTTTACTTCTTCTTTGGATAAATAACTTTTTCTGGCTCGTAGAAATTCAATATCCGCCTCAGCTAAAGAACTAATATCTTTCTGAACTATTTGTTTTAAGATTTCTAAAAACTCTTCTGCCATGTTATTTTCTTTTTCTTAGACGTGCCATTTTTCTACCCCAAGCCTTAGCATCTTTAGAGCCCTTTTTAAATCTTTTAGCCATATTTTTAATCTTACTTAATTATTTTTATCGACCTTTTATTTTTTCCGAAATCTTGCATATCTTGCCAATGCCTCTTTAGCTCCAAGTCTCGAAAGATAACAACTCAAAATTTTTCCAGTGGTATGAGAAACAACACACCAACCAGATTTTCCCTTATTTTTCCCTACTGGAATTTTTTTATATTTTCTAATCATATCTTTAAGCCTTCCATTCTTTTAATCCCTTTCCTTTACCAACTTTTTGTTTTCCTTTCTTCTTATAATATTCTTTAGCCAATACTTTCTTTCCACCAATCTTGTATTTTCTAAATCCTTTTCTTCCAACATATTTATGGACTTTAGCTAACACTCCTTTTTCCTTTGCCTCTCCTTTAAGAAATCCACAAAGTTTAACAGGATTTGTAATTCCTGGTTTTCCTGTTAATCTTTTTACACATTCATCAAATCCAACTTTTCCTACCCATTTTTCAGCTGCCGGAACTAATTTTGTTAATGCCAATCTACCTCTTCTTTTTCTTTCGGCTGAACTTAATTTCGGAGCTTTGCGAGTCTGAGCTTTAACTTTCACTCCACCCTTACGCTGAAATCCTTTAATACGATAAGTTTTGGGCATATTATTTTATTAAAAATTCTTTATTACAAAATGGGCATACGACCTTTACTTTATGAAACCCATTATTTGTATATCCTTTTTGAAATCTCATAATTTAATATTTTTAAGATAATTTTCTAAAGATTTTTTTGCCTTTTCTGGAGCAATTAAAAAATCTAATAATAATAAATAATTTCTCAATCTTGCTTTTAAAAAGATGTCTTTCTTTTTTGGCAATTCATATTCGCATAATTCTTTTGCCACACTGTCTGCCATTTGTCTAATATAATTTTTAACATCTTCAAGTGATATTTGTTTTCTGGAAAGATTTTCTAACCATCCCATTAAGGTTTTTCTTTCTTCTGCTTCTAAAGTTTCGAATTTTATGCCGAATTTTGATAAAAACTCATCTAATTCCATATTTTTAAACAGCAACTCCTGATGGAATTGCCGCTTCAGGTAAGGCAACTCCTGGAGAAGTTGGTGTCGGTAAAGTTTTTATTTTTTGTTCTTCAAAATCTAAAATCTCTTTTATATCTTCAGGATTTAGATTAATCATATTCAATAATTTTTTCTGAAAGATTTTTCTGAGCGGCACATTGTCTGGCATTTGTCCACTAACTGCCGTCATTTTTTGAATATCCTCAAGAGTTTTTGCTTCCTGTTCTGCTGAAAAAAATACTTTTATTTGATAATTAACTTCTGAAACTAAATTTTTAGGTTTAATAATGCGAGAATATAATTTTCCCGCCAAGCTCTTTTTTGAAAGTTTTATTGGCTCTAAATTATCAGCTTGTCCTTCAATAAACTTAGACCAACGATAACAAAAATCTTTCCAACTTTCTCGATAAAATTTAGCAGTTGCTATTGCTTTTTCTTGAGTTTTAGCAGCCAATATTTTAACTTCGCCCAATGTTATCTGTTTCTTTTCGCTAACGCCTTTCTCTTGGGCGGTAATCGCCGTAGCTCTTTCGGCAATTCCGGTTAAATACATCATTTCTGGAAGACCTTCTTTTAATTCTGGAATATCCACTCTTCTGATAATTTTATTTGGATCCCCGGGTATTGGATACCAGCCCCAAGGAATTGGTTCAAAAGTTTGAGGAATAAATTTCGGTTCAGTCGCATCATAATAATTCATCCCAAAGTTTCTTAAAGTCCTATTTTCTATTAATTGGGAGAACCACGAATTCAAAACTTTACAAATCTGTCTGATAGTATCGGCTAAAGCATCTGACCAAATATCGGTTCTTTCTACATCGTCAGCCCAAGTTGAAATTGGATAATGGTCTCTCCAATAATTATCTTTTGTTTTGCCAATTGCTTCTTCCAGCGGTTTTTTCATCAAAATATATTCGTCCACCTTGCCAATCAAATAAATTTCCTGTCTGTTTTCTTTTTCATTCTGAAGTTTTCGATAACATTCATTCAATTCAACATAAGTTTCTCCTAAAACAGGAGATTCAATATCTGGCACTCCCATTTTCTCTAATTTCTCGGCCCGTTCTACTGCTGCCCGATAATTCTCGCTGGCTTTTATCAACCCTTGTTCAGTAGCATAAAATGTTTTTAATTGCCTAACTACTTCTTGGTCGTAATTTTTATTCATCTCTAAACTTTTTAATGTTCTGTAAATATGAATATGAAAAACAAATTGGGCAGTATCAATATCAGATGGATCAGCATAACGGTCAATCAAAACATCTTGAGGATCAAGAATTTCCAATGTCGGTTGGCCATCTATTGCATTAAGTTTTTTAAAAGAACGACCATATAAACCAACTTGCTTTTTATCCACAATATCTTTTATCTCTACTTTTTGTTTTCTAAAAAATTCTATCCAATATTCATTCAGAGCAATTTCTCTTTCTTTTATTTCACCAAATTTATTTAGATATTCTTCTCCACTCTCAAAACGAGTTCTTCTAATATCGGACATATCTTCAAAAACTATATCAGGAGAATCATCAATACCCGCTAACCACGTTCTAATTGTTTCTTTCATTAACGGAATGCTGACATTCTGCCTTTGAGTTAATCTATTAAGAGCAACTCTGCCCCGATAAAGAGTGTAATTTTCGTTCCATTCGGCATGACGCCTTTCTCTAAAATTAAAAGCCTGAGTATAATCTGCTTCTAAAATTTGTTTTAAATCATCGTTCTCCATAAAATAAAACGGACTAAAAACTCTCCAAATCAAAAAATGATTTAGAAAGCTTTTAGCCCGTAAGCAAGGCGCTGTCCCGTAAGATTCCACCTAACAATTTTATTCAATTGTTATTTTATAATATCTTAAAGCAAGCAACTGTGTCAAGCCCTTTTGAATTTTATCTTCTTTTCTTGCTCTAATTTTGCCTCGGCACCATCTGGTAATTGTAAAAGTTTTTTACATTGCGAACATTGAATTTCAATCGGTAAGGTCATTATGAATGGCACTCTACTTTTAAAAAGTGTTCTCCCACAATATTTGCAAACTATATTATATTTCATTTGAAAATAATTTTATATAAAATTTTCCAAATAAATTTCGGAATCCATTTTGGCTTCAGTCGCAATTCTGGAAGATTGAGAAATCTTTTACTCAAATCTTCTCGTATTTTCCTTTTCATAAATTGTCGCATTTTCTTAGCTAATCTTTGATTCATAGTTTTAATACCTATCCCAGCCAGCGCCACCAAAAGTTTTGGGCATTTCGGTTCTGATTGGTTGATAAGAATAAATTAAATATCTTGTTCCGCTCATTAAATGATCGTCAATTTTTTCTGGCTCATCTTTGAATGGTTTTCCTTCTTGACCTTCTGGATAATGATATTTACTTTGTTCATCAAGCCAATTCCTACAAATATCAAAAACAAAAAATCTTTTATCTTTAATCAATTGTTGAATCGTGCTAATTCCCCCAATTACATCGTTATTCGTATCAGCTATATTAAGCCCGGCATTTTTGCATTCTTTAATCCTATCTGGTTCGGCTGGATCAGGATAAAATCTTTGAATCCTAAACTCACTTACTTTATTTTTTGCTACTTGAATAATTTCGGCCGTAGTTCTACCAGACTCTTTCCAATCATCAATAATATACCAAGCATTGTCCCATAAAGCCCCTACAGAAATTGCTGCTGGATTTCTAAATCCCCAATCTATTCCTGCTCCCACAAATTCTGCTTTTTTAACTATATCCAAATTGGGAGTAATAATCTGTTCTGGTGGCAAATCATACACTAATCCTTCCATTTTTTTAAATTCTCCTTCATATCTTCTGGCAAATTCTTCTGGTCGTAATCTTTGTTTTTCTTTCAAGAAAAATTCTTTCGGGAAAAAAGGATTTTCGATCGAGCGCCAAGTAAATACTGATAAATCCAAATCTCTTTTTTCTTTCCAGGGAATATAAAATTCCTGATATAGCCATCCCATATTATAGGGAGTAGTGGTGATTAAGACTTGTCCACCGGTCAATGAAACTCGGCTTCTTACAACTGTCCAAATCAATCTTGGCATCATTCCAGCCTCATCTAACCAGGCCCAATAAATTGTCATTCCTTCTATTCCTAATGGCTGATCAGCTGATCTGGTGAATACTTTTCCTCCGCTTGGCAACTCAATTACTCCTTTC